GTAGCAGCCAACGCTTTTAATAATATCTTTTGGCCTTCACTCATTTTTTCGCCAGGTCTTTTCCATTCCATAATTAGAAAATGACCATTGCGCTCTGCTATGCCATCTACATTGCTTGGCAAAAATGCAGAGTTTGACTCTATCAAACCTTTGAAATCACCATAGTCTGTATGCGTAGCAAACATATTGCGCATTAGCTTAGCCATTGGTCTTTCAACGCTCTTATGCTAGCAATTTCTAGTTGTATGGTTTCGTCAGCTAATTCATGTGCCAATTTGGTCGCCTTTTCAAAGTTACCTTTGAGAGTTGCTGAATGGTATGCTTTTAATAACCTTTGAATGTTAAGGTATGGTTCGCAATAATCTTTCATCGAGTCATTCTTTCAATGTTTCTGTTGCTTGCTTCTTGTGTTCTAAATAATTCAAAGCGCATTTTGGCAGCTTCCAATTGCCATCTAAGGGCTTCTGCTTCTTTTGTCGCCAGTCCAATGGCCTCACATAACTCTTGGTAAGGCTGCGACTTATACGCATCCATCTCTTTTGCCCCAATCGTTGTTGCCGTAGACTTAGACATTTCAATAGCTTTGAGAGAGTGTTTAAATGCCTCGAACTGAGCGAGTTCCCCCTTCGCTTTAGCGTAAAGTGGCGCTGTTTTGAATATGAAGTCAATCGCATCATTTGGGTCATAGTCTTTCATTTAATAATCTCCAGGCTGTTGCTGCACAAAGTGGGACTTGTCCGTTTCCAATGGCTTTAAGTCTGTCCATCCCAGCGGCCACCCCATTAGCCACTCTACCCACATTGGGTTCAACCTTCCACCAACTAGCGCTGTCAATCCATTCTGTCGGTTTTCTCTTATCTTTTGATTGCCCTTGTGTTCTGAACTTAGTGGTGTTGGCCATTGCTCCATTCTTTTCTTTAATGCTTTCCGACTGTTGCTTCCTCCATCCAGACCTGTCGTGCATGGAGTATGAAAAAATGTCTGACAGTTTGGCACAAATCCAGATTCTTTCACGCTTATGGTTTGCACCAACGGCTGACGCTGAAAGCACTCCCCATTCCGCATTGAACCCCATCGAGGCCAAATCTCCAAGAACCGTTCCAAGTCCTCTTCTAGTAAGGAGGGGGGAATTTTCCACAAAGACAAATTTTGGTCGTATTTCGCCAACAATTCTTGCCATGTGCTTCCACATACCACTTCTTTTTCCGTTGATTCCTTCTCCTTTTCCAGCGGAACTAATGTCTTGGCATGGAAATCCTCCAGAAACAACATCAACAATTCCTCGCCACGGTTTTCCGTCAAAGGTTTGAACATCATCCCAAATTGGGAAACTCGGTAAAAGTCCTTCATTTTGTCTTGCGCACAATACGCTTGCTGGATAGGCTTCCCATTCAACTGCACAAACTGTTCGCCATCCAAGCAAATGTCCCCCAAGTATTCCTCCACCAGCGCCTGCGAAAAGAGCCAACTCATTCATATAGCCCTCATTTGAGGTTCATCCATAGTCCGACTTGCGCTGCTGCATAACCAAGCCAAATAAATGCGTTACTTGTAGAGCCTTTAAAGTATTGTGCTAGACCAACGACTAAATACCCAAGCCCTGTTGCTGCGACAATGTATTTTTCAATATCCATTTTTATCCCCTTGCAAATTTACCGTGGTACTTGTAACGCATAGCATCTGCTACAAATTTTGCATAATCAATATCTTTGTATAAACCAAAATATTTGTATTTTTTATTAACGACTAAACTAACTTGCCATTTTTTTGCAACTTTTTGCCAAGATACATTTTTAATGCCACTTGTAGTTTTTTCTCTTACTGCTTTGTTATAGCCATTGGTTTTTGCTGTTGCTGGTCTTAAATTTTCAATTTTATTGTTATTTTTATTTCCATCTATATGGTCTATACATTTTGGCAAATAACCATGAAACATAAGAAATATTACACGATGCGCAAAATGTACTTTTTTGTTAAAGCCAACAACAATGTAACCTTCTTTAGAAACGCTGCCAACTGGCTTATCTTCTTTAAAGCGTTTGTACAAGTTGCCGTCTTTGTAATTGAAATAACTTAATACTTCATATTGATTTAATGTAAAATCTGGCTTAGCCATATCAACTCCTATTAGTTGTGGTGGTTAGAAAGGCCTAATAAGTTAGTCGCTTATTAGGTCTTTTGATTATACCACTCTCCAAAATTACCACGGTTACCAGCAGCGTATTGCGTATAAAAATCACGCAAAAGTTGTTCGTCAAAATTATGTTGGCTAATGTATTTACGAAACCAAGCTAAACCTTTTTTATGTCTTAATGCACATAAAAACCTTACACCGCACTCATGCCTAGCTTGCTCATACATTTTGCTTTGAGGCTTGCATAGGTGTCATAACCATTACCCATAATTCCGAGTTCCCTAGCTTTAGCCTCAATGCCTTCATTACTAAACATCCATTCTTTAGATTCTTTTTGTTTCTTGGGTTCAATTACTAATTCATCTTCCCACCGTTCTTGGTTTAGCCAAGTAGCAGGGTGGGGTATGAATTCTAATTCGGTTTCTTTTGTTCGCCAGTAGTTGCAATGTGTGCCAATAGCTTTTGCAGCCATAAGCTGTTGCTCTGCTGAAAGTTTTGCCCAGGCTTTTCTTGCAGTTGCTTTAGCAATTTTTCGTGGATATAAAGACCAGAATTCATCAAACATTCTCCTCTCCTATTGCAAAACCCTCGGACTTGATGGTGTCGGAGGGCTTGAAGGTACAGTATAACCTGTGTTTCCAACAACACTTTGTGTATAACCTTGTGGGCTTGTAATAACAATTTGATTTGGATAAATTGTAGCCGTTTGACCTGTATATCCTTGTGGAGTTACAAATTGTGCTGTATTGCCGTTAATTTGTACACTACCTGCGTTATAACCACGATTGTCTGTCATTTGATAAGTCTGTGCTTTTGCTGGCACTCCATAAGCAAACAAGCAACCTAACAATGCACCTAATAAACAACTACCGATAAAGTCTTTCATTTAATTCCCCTTAAATGTCACTCGATATTGAGTAAATGTAGTTTGCCCTAATGTTTTTAATATAACCAGTAGTATTTATACCTAGTTGTTTAAATACAACTTCCAAGAGGTTTGAGCGAACCTAGCCTACCTAGGTTGCCTTCAAATGCTTCCATTGAGGAATCGCATCACCCACCAGTCGTTCATGGAATCGGCACTAGCTTCGCCACCGATATTGCGCTGTTTCATCCATTACCCCCAGTAGCGCTTTTAATCCTATTCCCTGGTATGTCGTTAGAGCCTCGAAATAGGAAGGTGAGTTTACATCAAATTATTAATCACCGCAAAAACAAGGTATTCCCTCTTCATCTGTAGGAAACATATCATCATGAGATAACGCAAACTTTTTTAATTCCGCATAACTTGGTCGGTCTTTACGAAATTTTGCCCCATCACCATAAGTTTTATTGCTTGAATTAGCGTGTGCTTCCATTTTTATCCACCAATCAGCCCTTTCTGGCTTTTCTTTTATAAGGCTAATAATTTGATGGGTAGGCTTTAAAAAGCACAAATCGCAGTTTCCGTGCATTGTGACCCCATTCATATTTGGCAGACCCAAATCAAATGATTGATTTTTCCAAAACTCTCCTACAGTTTCTTTGGTAACACCAGCAGTCACTAACGGTGTTCTTTCTCTATCCATTTTTGCTGCTCTACGCATTTCATCAGCCCTAATTCCAACCCAATCCATTTTTTCGTTATGTTTCCATCCCAAATGCTTTAAATAAGCGTGTATGGCTCGTATTTTGAGCTTGGCAGTACATATCCTAGCTACTGGGTTTGGAAGGTATGGTGAGCCGTTTTGGTCAATTAGCTCAAAAAATGGTTCGCCATTACGACTTGCAGTTTCAAATGTTACTTTTTTCCAACGGTCTGCAGTTTTTTCAGCATATTTGTACTCAACCCAATGAATAGGCACATTCCAATGTTTTTCACAATCCCTAACAAATTCAAGAGTTGCTTCTTCTTCTTTTCCTGTATTGGCAAAAGTAACAATAGCTTCTGCTGGTAATCCATTGTTGCTTTGCAATATGCGCCAAAGCATATAAGCTGATGTCCGACCACCGCTAAAACTAATAACGGTAGGTTCTAGTATTTGAAATGGGTCACTCATCTTGTTCACCAAATGCGTTGTTTTTTGGCAACAATTCAGGCCATACCCACATCCAAGATTTCGGAAACATATCTTGGCGAGTTACAAGCCCATGCGACTCTTTTTCAATAAGAGCAGCCAACATCATTAGTTTATCAACTGGTATAGCGTCTTGTAATTTCCATTTATTGACAGCCTGGACAGAAACTCCAGCTTTTCTGCTGACCGCTTTAACTCCACCGAGTAAGCCAATCATTTGTTGGTGTGTAAGGTTTAGGTTCATGATTACGCAAGTTTAACCGCAAAGTATTATTTTTACAACAGTTGTTGCAAATACTTAAAATTAGGTTTAAAGTGATGTTATAGCAATTTCGCTATGTATTTAAGGGGAACTTAAATGGATGAAATGTACGAAGTAATGACAGAAATGGAACAACGCCTTGAATTGGCGTTAGACAACATGGAATACGGTACAGAATTGTCACAAGACGATGTAGATGTTATTCGTGCTGCCTGTGGAAAACCAAACAATAAACGCAATGTATTGTTGCAGTCTGTATTTGAGGACTTTGGGAATGTATTTGGAGGTGCAAAATGAACCATCAATCAGAAAGCATTGCTAACTTAGCCAAAGCGCTATCAATCGTACAGGGAAAACTTACTTATGCAAAAAAAGATAGTAAAAATCCCTTTTTTAAATCTAATTATGCTGACCTTGAGTCTGTGTGGGATGCTTGCAGAGAATTGCTAAGTGCTAATGGTTTGTCAGTAATGCAATTTCCTGGTGAATTTATTGACGGCTGTATGGCATTAACTACTGTTCTTGCTCATTCTTCTGGCGAATGGATTAAACAAACAATGGAAGTGCCAGTTACAAAGCCAGATGCACAAGGCGCTGGTTCAGCCATTACTTATATGCGTAGGTACGCATTAGCAGCAGTAGTAGGAGTAGTACAAGCAGACGATGACGGTAATGCCGCTTCGTCACCTAAACCAGTAGTAAAAGCAAAGGAAATTTAATCATGGCTTATGTACCAAAAGAAGGTTCTGGAAGTTTATTTAAAAATGACCGCAAAACGACTGAAACTCACCCAGACTATACAGGTTCTATTATGGTCAATGGTCGTGAATGTTACCTATCTGCGTGGGTTAAGGAAGGCACTAAAGGTAAATTCTTTAGCGTATCTATTGGCAAAGAAAAGCAGCCAAAAGGTTTTACGCCACGAGGTCAAGACGAACTACCTAAAAACACGCTAGAAGATAGCGACTTACCGTTCTAGGAGAAAGCCATGCTAAGTCATATCAAAGATGTTATTGGCGACAAAGCCAAAATTTCTACTGAACCGTTTGGAGTTGATGAAGAAAGACAGCTAATAGCATTTGAGGTTAATGACTTGGCTGCTGTTATTAAAGATGTTATTCGTACTTGTGCGGACTGTTGCGTTTCTACAACAGACAGAGAAGCTATACTAGACTTACTTAATTAATTGATTTAAAGGGGAAAATATGAGTCAGCATTGGTATTGCGCCACGACAGGCGAACCACGGTACACCATGATTGGCAAAAACGGCAAAGAAAGAAATGTAACTTTGCGTGATGCCAAAGCAGCGCCAGGTACATTAGTGCCTTCGGTGTCTACTATTAATGGGCAACTTTCTAAAGACGGACTAAACACTTGGCTTCAAGGAGAGGCTATTAAAGCGTGTATAGAAAATCCGCAATTAGAAAACGAAACAACAGAAGAATATGTTAGCCGTTGTTTAGAGTTGGCAAAAAGAAAGTCCAAAGACGCTATGGCTAGAGGCACAGCCATTCACGACTGGATTGAGAGCTTTTACAACAACGAATTTATACCTGACACACCTTCCTATGTTATTGCCGTAGATAAGGCTGTAACGGCTCATTTTGGCACTCAGGTGTGGATACCAGAGCAGTCATTAGTAAACGCCCAAGAAGGCTATGGTGGTAAGTGTGACCTTTATTGCAAGCCAAGCATAGGCTTTGGAGGGGTCGTTATTGACTTCAAGACGACAGAAAAAACCCCTGGTGATTTAACACCCTACTTAGAGCATACCATGCAACTAGCAGCCTACAGAGAAGTATTAGCACCGTCAGCTAGGTGTGCCAATGTATACATTAATGGCGAAACTGGCGAAGTGGCCATTTACGAACATAGCGAACAAGACTTGCGTGATGGCTATGAAATGTTCTTAGCACTCCTGAAAATTTACAAACTTAAAACTGGGTTAAACTAAACAATGGGGGCGAGATGGTTTCCCCTTCCATCTACCATGTATGTCCGTGCATACCGCCCCCACCTTATTTTGGGCGTTAAGCCGCCAATGTAGGATGCAGTAATTGGGTAATTTTGCGGCTTTCTCGCCCATTGTTAGTAACTGCCAAATACAGCTCTGTTGTTTATTGACAACAATTAGGGTTTTCCCTACATATTATTTTTCATTTTCTTGACTTAGGTCAATTTTTTATTTACAAATCCCTTGTAAACTATAGTTGTAGTATGTTAAAAGGGAAATTAAATGTCTACATGGAAAAAAGTAATTCGCTATTCATTACGAGTGGATGGCAAATTTGAAAATCAATATTCAACGCAAGAAGCAGCACAGCGTCAAGCTGCAAAATACCAAGCTAAAGGCAAAACAACTTCAATTAAAGAAGTAGAAGTAGAGTCTATGGCTGTTAGTTTTGGAGTAATTTAAGTTTCATAGCAGGTCTTGACACTATTCAGCTCTATGGCTCGTTGAGATTTCAGACTAAAAAGACCTGACCTGCTACTTTTTTAAGGGGACTATGAAATACAACAAAGACTATGTACGCAAGGTGTTTGAAGGTGAAGCGCCATGTGACAAATGCGACCAAGCAGACAGTTGCAAAACAAATGAATGGGCTTGTAGAGCTTTTTCTTTTTATGTCATAAATGGTAGGTTTGAGCAATACACAGCCAGAATGCCTACTAGGTTCATATTTGACAAAATATTTAAAGAAGATGAACGAGAACTAAAGCATTGGTTAAAGTCTATACAAGCAAAAGAAGCAATGAATAAGGAGAAATTATGAGTACACGCAGCTTTGGAATGGTCGGCAAAACCTATAAAACGGCTTCTGAGGCGTTTAAAGACGCTGAGTATGCCTGTGCTATTACTAGACCTACAAATAGCTTCTGGGCGTGGATTAGGAGTTTTTAGCCATATTGAGGGCTTGGGCTTCTTCGTGGTCTACACGGTTTAGCCAGCCTTTTCCGAATATAGGAAATGTTTTTAATGACTTGTAATATTCTCTCCGTGACTCAGAGAAGCCCTTGATAACATCTGCAATATTAGATTCTCGAAGTTTTTGCATGACCCTTGGCCCAATGACTCCGTCAGATACAAGTCCAAGAGATTGTTGAAGAAGTTTAACTGACCTTCCGCTTCCTGCGTTAACTCCGAAACTGAAGCATAAAAAGTCGAGTCCTCTGGGTAATATTTCTCCATAACACGGTCTCCAGTATCTTTGCTCATACAAGGGTGCAACTTTTTCAGGGGTTAAACCACGCATAATCTTTTCGTCTGCTTCATGTCCAGTATATTCTTCCCAGACTCTTTGAGTGACCCCAAAGTTTGTTCGGCCTCCTGGGTCAGACGGATGATTTATGTAGCCACCCTCTGACTTTAAAATCAAAGCCAAACACTCTTTAAAATTACCTGTCATTTAATACCAGCCTGTGCTTTTATCCAGTCTTGCAATGCTATTGTTTGGGCTGTGGTTTCAGCGCAGAGTCCAGCAAGTTGGTTGTAGGCGGCAATAACATCAGTTGCGCTGGGGGTTGTGGAAATTCCTGACACTTTACTGCTATTGGGGTTGTTCCACACGCTAGTAGACTTATAGTAGTTCCTAACAGCAGCAAGTTTAGCTTCGTACTCATTGGCAATTCCTTTGGTTACTAGTTCGTGTTGTTTTTCAATAGAAGCAACATGGGCTTCTTGTGCTTTGGCGGCATTTTCTATTTCACGCTTGTAGTCGTTAAAGTCACGGTTACGCAAACCCCAGCCAATAGCAAAAGAACCAAATACGCAGGCAGTTAATATGCCAATTTTAATGTAGTCAATCATAAAAAACCGCTTATTCTAGGGGAAAATACAAAGGTTGCTTGCCATGTGTCAGGTTTAGGATTGACATTATGGTCTACCAAACTCCTAATATTCCAACCAAAATTGCATAAAAAACAGCGACTAAAACCAATAGGGGCAACAAGAGTAAATTGAAATAATCCGTTAGCCTTAACAAAACACCACCCTGCTTTTGCATTGTCATTGTCCTTAATTGTTGGGTCACCAACTACAGAAGTTGTATAAGGTGCGTTTAAATACCGCAGCGCAAAAGAATATGCTGGATTACGCCAAAGCCATTTAATCTTGCTCGCATAGCTAGGTGGGTTTAGCTTTTCAAAAGTGGCATCACCATCAAGGCTATTGTCAGGTGTCATAAACCAATTAAGCCATTTAGGTAATCTTGGGCCAATGCCAAACTTTGCACCATTGTCTAACCAGCCTAGTTGCTCTGTGGCAAATAATGGCATTATAGGGGCTAAAATGACCGCTAAAAGCGTTAATAATAGGCTGATTGGGACTAAGGCTAGGTAAATCACTCTACAGGCCCAGTAGTGAGAAAGCGCAATATAGCAACAATAATGCCAATGACAACCAAAAGAATTCCATAGTATTTTTCACTTATAGCGGACTGCAAATAGGAAAAGTTGTCAAATAATGCGCCAAAAATTACTAATGCAAGTGAGAACCACATAGTTCTCGACTGACCCATGCGTTTCATTTGCCAGTAAAGTAATGGGCTACAAAACCAATGAATGTAGAAAAGGCTGAAACAATTGCCATGCCAGCCCAGAAGCCACCACGACCCTTATTAGCTAACTCTAATAGTTGCTTAACATCTTTGCGTAGTTCAGCCACTTCAAACTCCATAGCTTCTACCTTTTGAATTGTTATGCCAAATTTTATTGGGTCTAATTCCACGACTGTACTCACTTTTTAGTTGTTTTGCGAGTAGTCGCTTTAGGAATTTTAACAGTTTTTTTAGCAACTTTTTTAGTAACAACTTTTTTTATAGGAAAAGGAAACTCTTGAAAGTCAATAGAAGCCTTTGGCACATAGCCTAGTCTGTCCATAATCCAAGTAATAGTAAAGTTCATGATTTACTCGTAAAGAATGTTAATTGAACCAGCGTCAAAAGTATCTGTGCCGTTTACTGTAGTTACTTGAACTCTATCTAAAGTTCCGCTAAGTGCAATGGAATAACAAAAACATCCATTTCTAAGTGCTGAAGTTGATTTAGTTCCTGCAATAACCCAAGTGTTACCAGTAATATTTGTTATTGTAATATTTGAATAACATAAATCTACTGCGGCTGACTGATTATCTAATAAAGCACCAGTTGTTGCAGTATTTGAAACACCAGAGCCACCGCTATTTACAAGCATAAATCCACCAACATATCCTGTAGATGTTACAGAACCTGACCCAACTTGAATTTGCAAATTAGATGTTCCACTTAAAGAAACACCATTAAGCATTAAAGTAATGCGTTTAACCCAGCTTGGAATTCCTGTAAAAGTAATTGCAGTACCACTTGTGGATGCTTGGTTAGTACCGCTAGTTACAACACCGCCTTGATAAGTGCTTGCAAAAGATGGTGAATCGCCTGAAATAGTAATTGCCATGATTAACCTTCGTAAAGAATATTGACTGAACCAGCATCAAATGTATCTGTGCCGTTTACAGTAGTGACTTGGATTCTGTCTAAAACTCCTGAAAGTGCTAAAGAACCACCGCTAGTCAAACTATAATAAAAACCACCACCGTTGTTTAAGCCTAAAGTGGATGAAGCTACCCAAGTATTTCCAGTTATATTTGTTAAAACAAAATTTCCATATCTTACCCAACCAGCACCACCACTTTGAGCGTCTATTAAAAATCCTGTAGTTGCTGTATTACTTGTTACAGAGTTTGTGCTACCAGCATAACAAGAAAAAGAAGAATAACCTGTTGTAGTGTAAGAACCTGAACCAATCTGAACTTGCACCAAACTTGAACCACTTGTACTAACGCCATTAAACATTACAGTAATGCGTTTAACCCAAGAAGGAATACTGGTAAAACTAGCAACAGTACCGCTTGTAGTTGTTATGGCAGTACCAGCAACAATTACACCGCCACCAAAAGAAGTAATTGGCGAACTATTTAAAGATACACCAGAAGAACTTACAGTCATCTTAGTCGTACCAGCACTTTGTAGAGCAAGACTACCGCTAGTATCAGAAGTAATTACTACTCCTGAACTGGTATCTGCGTTAATTAAAGCTGTCATTTTTTATTCCTTATTCGTACAAGATGTTGATTGAGCCAGCATCGAATGTATCTGTGCCGTTTACAGTTGTAATTGCAATTTGTGTCAATACTGCACCCAAAGAAACATAACCTGAACTGCTATTAAAAGTAGTTGTGCTATCGCAAAACAAACCTGTGCTAGTCCAAATATTTCCTGAAAGATTGGTTATAACAATGTTTCCTTGATAGGTGCTTGAAGCGGCGGCAGAAGAAATAACAAAAGAGTCTGTTCTTCTTGAAATACTGCCAGTACCGTTGTTGTTTTGACCACGCATTGAATCATATCCAGTAGATACAATACCGCCTGATGTGCCAAGTCTAACAATATAATCGCTAGTTCCTGATGTACTGATACCACCACACATTACGGTGATACGCTTAACCCAAGAGGGGATACTAGTAAAGCTAATTGCTGTGCCTGATGTAGATGCTTGAGAAGTACCAGCAGTAATAGCACTATTTTGACCAGCTACAACAGCAGTACCAGTTACCGCAGGAAGAGTAATAGTATTAGAACCAGCAGTAGCTGGAACTGTGACGGTAACCGTACCGCTTGTATCACCTGAAATTACGACTGAGGACATTATTTAACTCCTTGAATTTGGTACATTTTATCAGTTTTATTAAAGCACAACCCATCTTTGACCGCTTGGAATTGTTACTGTTCTACCAGAATTAATGGTAATTGGGCCAACAGATGAAGCATTTTTACCAACAGGCAAGGCATAGCTTGTAGTTACAACAGTAGTATTTTCCACAAATACTTGGTCTGTACCACCGCCAGTAGCCCCACCACCAATTTGACTCCATGCGCCATAAGTATAACTACCTACTACTGTAGCATTTGTAGATGGAGAACTGCCCATTGTGTAAGAAAACTGGGTAGAGTTCAATACTGTAATGGTGTAAGAACCGTTATATTGGCTAGGAGTAGCGCCTGAAACAACTACTGCATCGCCAGTAGATAAACCATGAGTAGCCGTTGTAGTAAGGGTAGCTACTGAGCTTACATGGCTAATTCCTGAAATAGTCTGACCAGACAATCCAGTTGTATAGCCTTCATATTGACCAATAGTGGTATTAAAGCGAATTTCACCAGCAGCAGGGGTCGAAGGGCGTTGAGCAGTCGTACCAGCAGGAATTTGAATAAAGCCTGTAGATGAGCAAGTTACATCACCTATAAATGTAGGGGTGGAAAATTGAGCATATTCAACAGCATTGCCGTTTACTGTTCCTGCGGCTAAATTGGTAATTTTATTGCTATTTAGGTTCAAATTACCTGTCATTGGGGTTTGACCATCAGCCGCTACCGAGCCTGTAAGGGCTGTAGCAATGTCAGTCATAGTGCCATTAGCCCATACTGTAGAAATGGTTGAGCCTGGTACTACAGGGTTTGTATTGGGGAGTGTATAGACTCCGCTACCGTTTCTACTCATTTTTTGTTCCTCAATGCGTCAGCCATAGGGTTGTAATTAATTGACTCTTGAATTTGCTTTTTTAAAGCATTTTCTTTGCCTTTTTCTGCGACAAATTTAGACGCAGAACCCAATACAGGTATTCTACCCAATGGGGACTCATTTATTTTGTCTAAAGCGGTAATGATTGCACTTGCAGAGTTAGAGTAATTGGCAGCCCCTTTTAATGGGGCATTTACATTAATAGTAGTTGCCAAAAGGTCACGAATTTCTTGTGCGCCTTTTTTACCAAATACATAGTCTAATTTGCCGTCTTGGTCTAATTGTGTGACTACAGATTTAAACTTAGCAGGGGAAACTACAGGATTTCCAAAAGAGTCTACATCTACAGACTTAGAAACTTGGTCTTTCATGTATTGAATGGTTTGACCTTGTAGTTCTTTCCAAGCCTGTTGCCCTTCTGGGCCAGCTTTCTTTAAAGTCATGCCAATAGCACGAACATCATCTAATGAGCCATTTAATACACTATGGTCAAATACATCTTCAAAAGCTACTGCACGGTCTGTAGTGCCTGGTTTTTGGCGCAATAATTTGTCTACATACCCAACATTTTCAAATTCACGACCAA